TTTTATGGAACTTTCGTTGTCCCGTATGCGGAGACTCCCAGAAGAATAAAATCAAAACTCGTGGATATATCTATAAGCGAAAGGAACACTTTGGCTTTATGTGCCACAACTGCGGTAGTTCCATGCCGTTGCAGAAGTTCATTCGCTATGTTGATCCGCACCTGTATTCTGAATATCAGTTAGAAACATTCGTTCAGTCTAACAATACCACAAAAGTGGATGTGAATGAGTTTGTGACGAAACCAACATTTGAAAGCAAACCAAAAACTATTCTATATACTGATGCCCAGCGTCTTACAGGTCTAAATCCGTATCATAATGCCAGAAAGTATCTAGAAGATAGAAAGGTTCCGATTGAAGACCTTTTTTATGTTGATGACTTTGCAAAGTTTGTTCGTGATCTATTTCCAGAGAATGACAAACAACTATATAAAGAAGAACGCATCATCATTCCATTCTTTGACAAGGAAGGCAATCTTCTAGGTGTCCAGGGTCGAGCAATCGGTCCTTCTAAAATCAAGTATATCACAATCAAAGCAAGCGAAGAAAGTCCAAAGATATATGGCTGGAATAAGGTGGATACATCAAAGAATGTCTATGTGGTTGAGGGACCCATCGATAGTCTTTTCCTTGATAACTGTATCGCTACTATGGATGCTGCATTGTATCATGCGGTATCTATCTTAGGTGTTGACATAGACTATACTTTCTGCTACGATAATGAACCTCGTAACAAACAAATCGTGAGCAACATGCGGAAGACAATCGCCATGGGTTATAAGATATGTGTGTGGCCTGATACTATTGAGCAGAAGGACATCAATGAGATGGTCTTAGCTGGAATGCATCCAAGTCAAATCCAGCACATCATAGATAGTAACACATATGAAGGATTGATAGCAACAATGAAAATGAACCAGTGGAGTAGAATATGAGTATACCTACAAGATTCAATGTCATAACACCTAATAAAACATATAACAATCAAAGTATGTTCACTATCAGTTATGGTCGAGATCTGAACGACAGAAACGTATGGAAAGAAAGATTTCAGGAATATTTTGACTGTTCTTCAAACGAACAAAAAGAAAATTATTGCCCATGGTATTTTGAAGAAGATTTTATGATAGAGATTAGTCCTGACATTACTCTTTTTAAAAAAGAGTTTCATAAATTATGAGGAGAAAAACATGACCGATGAAGAAACAAATAAGCTAAAGAAGATTCTTTTTGTCTTAACTCTTATTAAAAATAAAGAATCTGATGAACGCAAGCTTGCATACTCAGAAGCAATTGAAGAAGCAATTGAAGAAGCAATTGAACATGCAAAAGAACTTTTGGGAATAAAAGTTAAATTGTGAGACAATTAATGAGCGAAGAACAGTTTGTCAAATGTTATGTTGTTTTTGGCTGTGTATTTCTGATCTTAATAGTGATGGATATGTTTGGATTATGGGGGAACAGTGATGAATGACATTCATCAGCAGCAATTGAAGCAAGTAAGAGAAAGCGTATATGAGGAAAATCTGCGGCTTCGTGCCGAACTCGCCGCAGCCAATGAGTTTAAGAAGCATTACACTGATTTGATTTCAGTCAATGCTGAACTAATGGGAGCACCTAATGACGGATCGATTACAGACTCAGTAGTTCAAATAGAGAAACTTGTAAAGAAACTTCGTGCCGACCTCGATGCCGCTAATGAGGAAGTCGAAAAATTACGGGAACGCCTTGGTCCACATGGACTAGTCGTCGTAGACATAGACAAGACGGGGCATTACGTGTCTGAGAAAGTTGCCGACGAAATCACCCGCCTCCGTACCGACCTTGCCGTAGCCAATGAGCGATGTGAGATGCTGACAAAGGAAGTCGTAGAGTGGCGTAGTCGCCCCGATGCTTTGCGGGCTGACAAAGCCGAAGCCGACCTCGATGCCGCCATTTCAGAGCGTAATGGCCATTACGCTACATTGAAGCATGTGGCTAAAGAGCGTGACGAAGCCTTGCGTAATCAAGCAGAAACTCAATCTAAACTAGATGCTCTTGAAAAACTGTTTCAGATGACCTGTCAACAGTTTGAAGAAAAGCGCCAGCGTATTCTAGAGGTTCTTGACTAATGACGAAGCATTGTGTATATTTTTAGTGGAAAGGAGCCTACACATGACCAAGAATAAAGCAGAATCGGAGTATGTTATGATAAGGCGAAAGTGTGAAGATTCGGATATGGCAGAGTTAACATTCGCTAAGAATAACGAAAAACTTGACCTGACAGATTATAGGTGTATCCGAATGTTTTCAGAGACCACAGAGGAATGGGTTCATAAAGATGAATACGAGCATTTCTATGAAGAGTATCGCAAATTCAATGGTCTGATGATGAGGCATGGTGCGATACTATCATATATAAGTGAACCGTGTGAAGAAAAGGCTGTCACCACTTTCTTGAGGATGAAGGCGAAAGACTGATGACCTATACGTGGAGTAAGTATCCTGATGCCAAACCTAACCGATCTGGATACTATTACACATACTATTTCAATAACGAAATGAATGATTGTTTTTACAAAGCGATATACTATAATACTTCCGCAGACGAGTGGATCGGGTGGAGAAGAGGTATAGAACCTAAAGTTATAGGATATGTAGATAAGACGTATGCGAAGTTCTATGTTCCTTGTTTAGATTTGGTAACGCCAGACATAGGGAGTTTCTTGGAATGAGTGAAGATATTGTGAAGCGACTGCGTGAACCATGCTTTTTCAATGGATACGATCAGCAAACTTCTGAAGAAGCCGCTGATGAAATCGAGCGTCTTCGTAAGTATGAACAACTAGTCAATTTCATTGCTACGGACTATGTTGAACTCTCGCATGATAAGGTTCAAAATGAATATCTTCTTATCATAAAGAAGTGCCGAGAGTTGGTTAAGGAAGATATGGTAAAGATATTTGATGAATACCTTGAGGGTCTCAAAGACGTAAAGGATATTTTCTGATGGCCAGACAAATATAGAGGAGGTCAACGTGGAGGAGATAGAAATGACTGACGATGTATATGTGATTATTCTTTCGAATGGTAGAGCAGAGAACGTTCCACCATCATACAACTGGTATGATATTCTTATCCAAGCAGAAAGCGCTTGGAGACATAGTTGCAGTTCTTCGGCTATTCCTGAGAAGCTAATAAAGAACGGTAAGATCATTGTTGAAAAACAACTTTGGTATGTAGCAAGTAACTATGTTATAGAAAAAAATCATCTGGTAGATAAGGCTTACGAACAAGCGAAAGAAATGTTCCCAGAACCAAAAGGTGAGTGATGAACTACTGCTTCATGTATGACGGGATAGTTCTAGTGTTTCACAATGATCGATATGCTCATTGTTGGGACAAACAGTTTGTGACAGAGAACTGGTGAGAAAGATAATGAAATACAATATTGAACTAGACCATGACCAAACTGATGCTATTGTCATTGCTTCTCTAAAGGAGGCGTATCGTCTCAATGCTGATCCTCTTCCGGACGAAGGTGGAGAGAAATGGGTTGATGTCGAGTTTCTGGCTGCTATAGATCATGTCCTAGAATATTATCATAACTATGAGCAGAAGAAGTTATGGATTGTTGAAAAAGAATCGTTTAATAATGGAAAGAGTAACAAATGAACAACGCTAAGATTATTGCAGTAACACAGTCAATTATGAAAATCGAGACAGATGGAAAATATGGTGACGTTAACACTCGTCCAATGAACGCCGAAGAGTTCATTGCCTATACTGCCCGTGTTTCTAATCCCGGTAATCAATACAACACCCTCACTGCACCAAAACTCCTAAAGTATCTAATCGATCATAAGCACTGGTCTCCTTTTGAGATGGTGTCTGTGACTATGGATATAGTAACCACCAGGGACATCGCCCATCAAATCATCAGACATAGATCCTTTAGTTTTCAGGAGTTCTCACAAAGATACTCTAACCCCACGGAAGATATGGGTTTCGTAACAAGAGAAGCACGACTACAGGATCACAAGAATCGTCAGAATAGTATTGAGACGGATGATGATGATTTACACTATCAGTGGTTATTACAACAGAGAACAGTAACAACAGCAGCAAATAATGCATATAAACTTGCTATTGAACTTGGTATCGCCAAAGAACAAGCAAGAGCAGTTCTTCCAGAAGGTCTAACCAAGACCCGTCTATATATGTCAGGAACGCTTCGTTCTTGGATTCATTACATTGATGTTCGTGCCGAAGAAGGCACACAGAAGGAACATCGTGAAATTGCTATTGCTGCCCGTGAAGAAATCTTGAAGCATTTCCCATCATTGAAAGAGTATTGGTTTCCTACACCCGAACCCGTTGTTGAAAATAAACCTTGGTGGAGGTCCTGGTAATGTCTAAGATCGTATTGGTTGAAACTGTTTCTATGTTTCGTCATGTTTATGCAGTTGAACTAAATGATGATGAACCGAATGAATATGCACTTGATGATGTTGTGTGTAATTTATTTCGTTCAACAGAATTAGAAGAAGTAGGACAGACACACGTCTCTGAAGACATTTTCTCACATAGGGTCATTACAGAAGAAGAATATATAAAGGTGTTCGATGAATTGAATGACCACACAGTATCATGGACGCCGGAACAGAAGAAAAAGTATATTTACAAGAGGGATAAAGAATGACAGATATGAACGTATACCAGCAGTATATACACAAGTCAAGATATGCACGTTTTCTACCAGAAAAGAATCGTAGAGAGCATTGGCATGAAACAGTTCAACGATATGTTGACTATATGTTTGATAAGGTTAAGGTTGATGATGAAAAGTTAAAAAAAGAAGTATTCAATGCCATTCATAACCTAGAAGTTATGCCTTCCATGCGTGCATTGATGACTGCTGGTAAGGCATTAGATCGTGATAATGTTGCTGGTTATAATTGTTCATATCTACCTATTGATGATCCTAAAGCGTTTGATGAAGCAATGTGCATTCTTATGAATGGCACAGGAGTTGGTTTCTCTGTTGAACGTCAGTATGTAAATAAACTTCCAGAAATTCCTGATCAACTTTATGATTGTGATACTGTAATTACAGTTCGTGATTCTAAGGAAGGTTGGTCAAAAGCATTACGTATGCTAATCTCATTGCTTTATGCTGGTGAAGTTCCTAGATGGGATCTAAAGCAGTTACGTCCTGCTGGTGCTGTTCTTAAAACATTTGGTGGTCGTTCATCTGGTCCAGAACCATTGAACGATCTTTTTAAATTTGTTATTAAGATATTTAAGAATGCTAGAGGTCGCCGTTTAAATTCACTTGAATGTCATGATATTATGTGTAAGATTGGTGAAGTCGTAGTTGTTGGTGGCGTTCGTCGTTCAGCAATGATTTCGTTATCAAATCTTTCAGATGATCGTATGCGTCATGCAAAAGCAGGAGCATGGTGGGAAGCAAATGTTCAAAGAGCTCTTTCAAACAATTCGGCAGTCTACACAGAAAAGCCAGAAGTCGGGCAGTTCATGCAAGAATGGCTTTCTATCTATGAGTCAAAGTCAGGAGAGCGAGGAATCTTTAGTAGAGACGCATCTCAACGAGTGGCTAAGAAGTCTGGAAGAAGAGATCCTAACCATGAATTTGGAACTAACCCCTGCTCTGAGATTATCCTGCGTCCATATCAATTTTGTAATCTCACAGAAGTTGTTATACGAAGCAACGATAATGAAAAGGATCTTGCAAGAAAGGTTAGAATTGCAACAATTCTTGGAACCTTTCAAAGTACTCTGACAAACTTCCCATATCTACGTAAGATTTGGCAGAAGAATACAGAGGAAGAAAGACTTCTTGGCGTTTCATTGACTGGTATCTATGATAGTCCTTTGATGAATGATTACAATGATCCAGAACTTCCTGCACGTTTAGAAAGACTAAAGCAGGTTTCTATTGATACCAATAAAGAATGGAGCGAAAAACTTGGAATCAGTCAGTCAGTTGCTATTACCTGTGTCAAGCCATCCGGCACTGTATCTCAGCTTGTGTTATCTCCTAGCGGTATCCATCCCGGTCACGATCGCTTTTACATTAGGCGGGTTAGATCGGATAACAAAGATCCTCTTACTGGTCATCTTATCTCTTCCGGTGTTCCCCATGAGCCTGATGTTACAAAACCCCACTCTACTACTGTCTTTTCTTTCCCAATGAAGTTACCAGATACTTCTATTACAAGAGAGTCAGTGTCTGCTATCGATCATCTTGAACTTTGGTTGAAGTATCAGCGTCATTGGTGTGAGCACAAGCCATCAGTTACAATTAACGTAACAGAAGCAGAGTGGCCACGTGTTGGTGCATGGGTTTATGATCATTTTGATGAGATGTCAGGCGTTTCATTCTTGCCTTATGATGGTGGTTCGTATAAGCAGGCTCCATACGAAACAATAAGTAAGGAAGAGTATGAAGAATCAATTAAGGTTATTCCTACTAACGTTGATTGGGATAGTCTTATTGAAATGGTTGATAACGTAGAAGGTGCACAGACATTGGCTTGTTCAGCAGGGAATTGTGAAATATGAGTGATGAATGGAAAGATGGATACCAACAGGGTTTCAAAGATGGATATGATTTAGGAAAAAAAAGATGGGAACAACCAACTATTCCTAATCCATTCACAGATATTCCAAAAGAAGGATGGAAACCAAAACAAGATTGGTTAAGAGCTGAAAAAGTAGGAACTAGATGTTCTGTTTGTGATATGTTTTTTGAATATGGTAAAGCTTATGGATACGTATGTCCACATGATAAGTGCCCATCTAGAATAACATGTGGCACATTTACAAATTTTACAGGATTTACAGGAAGTATAGTAATAAGAGATCCTGGACCAGCAGATGGTTTATCTTATGAAGAAATTTATGGTTCAGTAATATATCAACAAAATAATAAGAAGGAAGAATAAATGGCATGGTCAACAGGTACACAAATATTTGAAGAGGTTGCTACAGTAATTAGAGCAAATGTGGCTGATTATGAAGCAAGATGTGACATATACAGAGAATTGATTCCAATTTTTGAAGATAATGGCGCAGAACTTTACGATGTTTATAAGTCTGTTGATGAAGCGTTTGATGAAGTTTGGTCAGAAATGAATCCTGATGACGATTACGAGGATTGATCCTCCATTGCCATTGCTTAACCCTAAAGGAAAAGCAATGGCGCACTTCCTTATTGATTATGGTCTTGAACACGATTTATACTGGGTGTGTTTTCAAGATGACACTGGTGAATGTTGGACTTGGAATAACAGCGTTATAAGATTACAAAATAATATTACCACTGGTAGGATAAATATCCCGAAGGAGACTTTGGGATGTGGGAATACAAAGGTGAGTACTTAGAAGAAATACCAGAAGGTTATGTTGGAATGGTCTACATGATCACTAACATAGCGACTAATAAAAAATATATTGGTAAAAAGATTTTTCATTTTACTAAGACGAAACAAGTCAAAGGTAAAAAGAAAAAGTCTAAAGTCGAAAGCGACTGGCAGACATACTACGGTTCCAATAAAGAGCTTAATGAACACGTGGAGTTATTTGGAACAAATAATTTCAAAAGAGAAATATTACATCTCTGCGTAAATAAATCTCAGATGTCTTATCTAGAACTACGAGAACAGATAGATCGTAGAGTCTTGGAGACAGAAGAGTATTATAACGAATGGATCTCTGCAAAAGTTCGTAAAACAAAACACTTGACTAACATATAATCTTATAGTATATTAAAGGAGCAATATTATGAAAAAAGGTAAGAAGATGCGAAAGTTGCTTATCAAGCTACAGAATCAGCTTGGTAAAAATGAAGGCAGAGACGTATGGCGTCAGATGGTGAAAGGAATGAATAATGGCATGGCCTCACAAGAATCGACCACGTAAGGGTCGCCGTAAAGTCGGCAGTCAGAAGCGTAAGGCTCGTCGTCTGAAGGGACGTAAGAGGAAGTAAGTTATGAAAATGAATCTGGATCAAGTAAAAGAGTTTATCGAAAATACATCATTGGCGACTAAAATTTACATTGGTTCAGATTCAGCACGTTTTCGTAAGAAAGATGTGTGGTTTGCTGAATACTGTACAGTTGTAGTAGTTCACTATGATGGTAAGCATGGTTGTAAAGTTTTCGGTCACATGGAAACTGAAAGGGACTATGATCAGAAGAAAGACAAGCCACGCATGCGTCTTATGAACGAAGTAATTCGTACGGCGCAAATGTATCTAGATCTTGAGGAAGCAATTGGAGTTAGAGATATAGAAATTCATCTGGATATTAATCCTGATGAAAAGCATGGTTCTTCATGTGTTATCTCAGAAGCTGTGGGATATATCAAAGGAATGTGTAACGTTGTTCCTTTTGTTAAGCCACGTGCTTTTGCTGCTTCTATAGCTGCGGATAGATTGCTTGCATAAAAATACACTCCGGTCGCCAAGTGGTTAAGGCCAGCCGCTCATAACGGCTCTACCGTAGGTTCGAATCCTACCCGGAGTACCACTATTTTATTACTGAAAAATTCAAATAATCAGCTCTTGTGGGAATTCCATTAGAGAATGTAGTTATTGTAAAATACGTATTCGTATCATTTACAACAGAACATGTCATAATGTTTGCTGATGGCTTTCCAGCATTTGATGCCACCGAATAATAAATGTCTGGCATAGATACTGAAAAATGAGGTATGTATGTAGAATTTGCGTCATGAGTAACGAATCTTATATTACCTAAAGCGTTGTATGGCATTACGCTATCATGAGGATCTGATCTGTATAAAATACAGCTACCATTAGTGGTTGTTGAAGTTTCGGATGTAATAGTAAAAACTGTTGTATTTGTTACGCTTGTTACATTAAAAAAATTATTTACTGCTGTTCCAGAAGTGAACATAGCATATATTTTATCATTTGCTTGTAGATTGTGTTGCACATAAGAAGAAACTATGGGAATTGTAACAGTAATAGTAGTTTCTGATTGTGAATATGTTCCTTCAGGACTACCAACCCCAGACGATGCATTTAAATCACCCCATCCTCTACAGAAAAAAACTGGAAGATTATTAAACTGTATATCAGCAGAAGTATAAGAAACGTTTAAAGAATTTGCAGAGTCAAGAGTTTGAACTGTCAAATTATTATTTGAATCTAATAATAAACTATTGACGTTAGAATTCAGATATATGTAATGAGTTTCGTCAATACCGACATTAGATCCAATAATATTAACATTGGATCCGTCTTTTGTTTCAGATAAAGCTATAGCAGAACTGTTAGCAAAAGAAATATAATAAGCGTTATTTGCCTTAAGACCTTCAACAGCTGTGTTGTTAGTAGGCACAACATATCTAATTAAATCGTTAACTACAAGATATGTATTGGCGCTTGCTATTAAGATCGTATCGTTTGCATCATCATATCCTGAAGAATTAGCAGAAAAAGAAAAATAATTAGAATACAAAGCTGACATACGATCCTCCAAATTTTAATTATTTATAAAGGACATATATTATGAAGAATATTATTTCTATTGTTTTTATTTGTTTATTGATAAACACTAGTGCTAAAGCAGGTTTTTTAGAAGAACTGATTAGTGGATTTAATCAAACACAAAATGTAAAATATAAAGACAAACATTCTAAACATATAAATAATAATTACTCAACTGGTGGTCATAATGCTAGTTGGTATAACGATCGGAGCGGACGGACAGCATCCGGTATGCGTCATCACTACGGTGTAGCGCATAGAACTCTACCGTTTGGAACAAGGGTTTGTATTACCAATCCCTCAAATGGTAGATCAGTAGAAGCCGTTGTAACTGATAGAGGGCCATTCGTCAGAGGAAGGACTATTGACGTAAACCAAAATGTAAGGGGTGCCCTAGGATTTTCTGGAACAGCACATTTAAACTATCACCCGTGCTGATGTGTCAGTTACACACAACAGAAAGGTAAATCAAATGAAGAGGATTATTTTTGCTGCGATGACAGCAATGGCTATGCTTGCATTCAGCAACGTAGCAGAAGCTAGTCGTGGCATGAATACTCAGTATTCAAAAAGAGAAGAAGTCACTTTTGATCCTATCAGTGATCTTCTAGGTGGTAGTAATTGGAATGTGACACCACAATTCCGAGTACATTCGCCGAAACATGCTGCTCATCATGGCAGTCGTTATCATACTTTCACTCATAACTATTCTGGACCTATGTCAAGATCAATTGTATCTTATGGTCATATGCTTCAGAATATGGGTATAAGAGTGTCCGAACATCCAGCGTTCGGAGGAGTGCACCATGTCCATCATGGTTGGGCACATTATGCTGGACGAGCGATTGACATTAATGTTGGTCGTGGAATAAACGAAGCACATTCTGCCTATGCAGGTAAGTTTGACCGCATTGCGGCATCTGCCAGACGGGCAGGTTATACAGTTCTCTGGCGTGTTGCTGGGCATTTCAACCACATGCACATTCAGAGATAACTAAGTAGAGGGTGGCAGGTCCGTGCCACCCTTTTTTCATGGAGGAATGAGTGATTAACGTAAAAGAAGAAGAGAAAACAGTTCCTAGTTTAGAAGAGCATCATTATTATATTTTCTCTCAAGATTTCAACAATAGCTCCTGTTCAGATGCTATGTCATTTATTTTGTCTAGAAATCTAATGACAACTAAAGATAGACCTAAACAAATCAAATTCATTATTAATTCTCCTGGCGGTTCAGTTGCAGCAGCATTTGCTCTGATTGATACAATCAAAGGTTCTAAGGTTCCGGTGTATACCTATGGTTTGGGTGAAATTGCTTCTTGTGGTCTACTTACGTTTATGGCGGGAGAAAAAGGAAAGAGGTTCATTACTCGTAATACCGCAATTCTTTCTCACCAATTCTCCTGGGGTTCAATTGGTAAAGAACATGAACTAATGGCATCGGTAAAAGAATTTACCAATACAAGTAAAAGAATTATTGAACATTACAAACGTTGCACTGGTCAATCAGAAGCAACAATTAAAAAATATCTACTACCTGCAGAAGATGTTTGGTTAACCCCCAAGGAGGCAATAAAGTATGGAATCGCAGACCAAGTTGTGGACTTTTACTGAGTGGGCTGCAACAATAACTCTTATTTTAGGGGTTGCTCTTACTTCGTGGAACATATATCCAGCTAACATATATATGAGTGCATTGGGTAATTTCTTATGGTTGTTAATGGCCTTACATTGGAAAAAATGGTCATTGATTACCATTCAAGTTTTTATTATTCTCTTATATGCGGGAGGTATTGTAAAGGTTCTTCTGTAATAAATAGCTTTACTTTCACTACAATTAAAGTTATAATAAACTGTCTTAACTGGAGGTTGTCATGGAACTAAGTAGCGATCTAGAATATATGGTAGAGACAGA